GCTGAAGCGCGTAAAGCACGAAGGGCCGCTCAAAAACAAAAAGAAATGGAACGTGAACAGTTAGTAGAGATGCTAATGATGTGTCTCGGATGCATGTTTGCTGTTAGCGGGATGGCCGCTATTGTTTTTGCGCTCGGGCGCTACATGGAAAAGTGGTAATGTTTTTTTTGGTCTGGTTGCAGTTTTTTAACGGAGAGTTGAAATATCACCAATTGTCTCAGCACACAAACCAGATCGAATGTATGAAGGCTAAAGACGATGCTAAAGTTTTAGTTACAAGTTCGACAATTATGGTGCAGTGTTTTGAGGTAAAGGTCGGGGATTAGAATGGCAGCAAAGAAGCTAGAAGATCAATCCAAGTACGACGCTTATGACATGGATGGCGATGGAATTGTCTCTGACGATGAGATGATGAAGGCCAAAGAGATCCGCGAAACAGAGGACGCGCTGCGTAAGCACCTGGCCCAGCTGCGCATGGCTCGGTGGACACTGGTCGGCATGGCAGTATTCACAGTCACAATGTTCTTTATACCTTTGGATCGTGTCACGGCACTGAGCGACATAAGCAATCTATTCTACATTTCTGGCGCTGGCATTGTCGGTGCTTTCATGGGCGCAACAGCATGGATGGGACGAAAGTAATGGGCATATTAAGCGCACTGATAGGGCCAGCGACTGAGCTTGCTGGGAAGTTTATACAGGATAAAGATCAAGCGGCACAGTTGGCCCATGACCTAACAACGATGGCCGACAAGCACGCTCAGCAGGCAATGCTGGCTCAGATCGAAGTCAACAAAGCTGAAGCGGCATCCGGTTCAGTATTTAAGGGCGGATGGCGTCCCTTCATTGGTTGGGTGTGTGGTGTCGCGTTTGCGTATCACTTTGTGTTACAGCCTTTCATTGTGTTTGTGGTTGCGGCCGCTGGTATAACAATCCCTGAGTTGCCTACGTTTGACATGGGTAGCCTAATGACTGTTATGATGGGGATGCTGGGCCTTGGTGGCCTCAGAAGCTATGAGAAAAAACAAGGATTAACGAAATGAGACTAATTGATGAGATTGTTGTACATTGCACAGCAACGAACGCTAAATGGTACGAAAGTAAATCGGCTGAAGATGTTGTCGCTGAGATCCGCCGGTGGCACACTGAAGAGCGGGGATGGTCTGATATAGGCTACCACGCTATTGTTCATAGGGACGGGTCAGTTGCACATGGCCGATCAGATGATCGCAAAGGCGCGCATGTTGCAGGCCGCAACTCTACAACTCTAGGCGTAAGCATAGTCGGTGGTCGTGGATCTGTATCTAATGGAGAATTTGACGACAATTACACGCCGGAACAGGGTGCAGCTCTGCGCAAGTTAATTAACGAATACAAAGAAAAGTATCCTGCAATCAAAACAGTGTCAGGACACAATGATTATGCAAGCAAAGCTTGCCCAGGTTTTAACGTAGGAGAATGGTTAGATGGCTAAGAAAGGACTATATTCAAACATCAACGCAAAGAAAAAACGCATTGCTTCTGGCAGCGGAGAAAAGATGCGCAAGCCTGGATCGGCTGGTGCGCCTAGCTCCAAAGACTTTAAGGACAGCGCCAAAACATCTATGATGAACAAGAAGAAAAAGTAGTTGCAGTGATTAAATTCGGTGTTATGCTTTTCGTGAGGCCAGCTTTAATTTTAACTTTATTCTACACCAAACCAGCATTTTGTTACTTTTCACCAGGCTGGCCTCACGATTACTAAAATATTGTACCGACTACCGCCATAAGGCCGGCTCCGCAGACGAAGCCGATCATGCAGCCAATCAATCCAGCAAGTTCTATCTTATCCATTATTCGGTCTTCCTCTCGGTCTAATACTATCGGATGGTAGTTCAGTTCGCTTGCACTTCGCCATGCTGTCCCGTGATTGTGCAAGGATAACGGGATAGATTACATCGCTGGCAACGGAGCAGGCTTGCATGTCTTTGAAGTACACAGTTGACGTGGCCTCATAAGAAGTCACGCCACTGTTTACGGTATAGGTCAGGATTAGTGCTGCCCAGTAGGTCATTTTCTTATCCTTCTGTCATAATTTCACAGCACAATGCTGAGTAGCCGCAGATGTCGGTGTATGTGTCTGTCTTCTCAGGTGACGTTAGAGTGCGTGAAACCTTATTCAGGATCATCATGTTGGAAACATCCAGTGATGTTATTGTACGATCCCCAAGGTACGCGCTCCAAAGGTTTGCAATCTTTTTGAATGAATCAGAAGCTGGGCCGTAATCATCGTGACGATCTCCGCTAATGATTTGCGCTGCCTCAGATAATACTTGATCTCTTTTCATGCTTGAACCTTTTAGTTAGTCCCTTTCTAGGGAGATTGTACCGAGCCAAAGCCCGGTCATACATTTGCTCGGTCAAATGCAACGCATCAATGATCTGGTCTTTGTTCAAACCATTAACCAGCAAGCAATTAATTGACCACACTTGCTTTGTTATAACAACATTATCTTTAAGAGATCTTCCCCTTGCTGAGTCCTGAGCAGCCTTTTGAAAATCACAGCGCCGATTCATTGATATGTGCATCTTGCCGTTGGAAGGTTGCTTCTCATGGTTGTGCGCCTTCAGCCGCATCATTATGCCAATCTCTTCCTGAGTAGGTATACGATTAAACGCGCGCTTAAAATTATCCAAAGAGATTTCAACGTCAACTATCTTTACCATTATATGTGGTATCCTTTTTTTCTTAAATCAGATGTAAAATCTTTAAGATCGCGCTGGGCAATATGAAGTTCATTTGCAATGCTCGGTCTAACGTCTTGCCTGTATCGTTCATCTTGCAACCTATCTACCTGTCTGCGCAAGTATTCTAGGATCGCAGTGTCTGCCGGTGTTAGTGTCATTCATCATCCTCCAAAGGCTCAATCTGCCCAGTGCCTGCGCAGTTCCGGCATTCGGTAACTTCAGAGTCTGGAAAGCCGTAGTCGTTGGTAAAGCCTTGCCTAACGTATACCTCCTGCTCTTGCGTCCCATTGCCGTCACATTCTGGGCAGTCAATAAATTTCTTCATTCACATTGTTCCCTTCACAAGCAATGGCACTGCAAACAATGCAATGATGAATACGATTTCGCCGGTGATTTCAAATTTACGTTTCATTGGTTTTCCTTTCGTCCAATTAAAAATACAAGATAAGGGACTGCTAGCAGCTTTGCAATACCCTTGCTAGCAAATTTTTGCACTTGATAAAAATAATTGCTAGCACTATGTGTTGTTAATGACTAGCAACCTTGGGGTTAAAATGAAACAGAACAAAGAACAATGGAACCACCGCATCAAGTGCGAGTTGGCTGACGGCATGAGAGCGCTGCAAGAAAATCGAAAAAAGATGGCTGGGCAAGACCCAACCCTGCGCGACCTCACCGAAGAGGCGATCTTCTTTTTCCTTAACTTTAACGGCATTAAAATTAGAGATCAGGTATGACTGTATATGTCGGCATCGATCCAGGTTTTACTGGTGCAATTGCATTCTTCTGGCCGAAACCTAACCGCGTCGAAGTGCATGACATGCCTGTTTACAAGAACATAAAGGGTAAGACAGAGCTTAACCTGTACGAGCTGCATGCAATCCTAACGCCAGAAGGCGATGAGCCTCATCATGTAATACTGGAACAGGTAAGCGCCGTAAGGGGCAACGGAGTCAGCAGTATGTTCCGATTTGGTCAAGGCTACGGAGCCACGCAGATGGCTATTGCAGCGCACAAGCTACCAATGACATTGGTCACGCCGTCCAAGTGGAAACCATTTTTAGGTTTAAACAAAGACAAGGGACTGAGCCGATCACTTGCCAGCCAAAGATGGCCCGAGCAAGCTGATTTATTCAAGCGCGTCAAGGATGATGGCAGAAGTGAAGCCTGTCTTTTGGCCCTATATGGAAAGCTAACAGCATGAATGGTTTTGAAAAGCATGGCATCAAGCACCTCTCAGCGTCCAGCATCAATTTGTGGACAAACGCGCCAGACGTTTGGGTTGCCTCATACTTGTTCAAGAAGCGTGGATCAATGTCAGCACCGGCAATGCGGGGCATCTGCACAGAAG